CTATAAGCAAATGATGTAGCTGTAATCTTACGTCCAATCACTGAGGAGGGTACACCTTGGGATGGTAACTTTGAGATATTGATTACAGGCATTGGCCCTGCAACACTGCCAGAAGAAAACATTCGTGAGTTGATTAGTATGGGAATGATGGTGGCTACTACAATCTCAATGATGGAAGAGGATGAAAAGCTTACTGAATCTATTATGACTGAGTGTGCCAAGCTGTATGGTGAAGCAGACGATGTTGATATTAAGAACATGATTGAATCAGATGACGGCTTCACTCTGACAGCCACCAGCAAAACCATTGGGGGTATGCAATGAACGATTGTCAAAATTGTTTCAACTTAGAAATGCCTGACAATAGTGATGTGTGTGTTAATTGTAAGTTTAGTGAGAAGGGTTACAGTAATTGGGTGGCTATGGATTTCTTAGCTAAGGTTAGTGACAAGCCTGAAGACAAACGAGCATTGGATGTTCAAGTCTCTGGCAATCATTACAAAGACTTAGCCATCCAACCTGTTGAATATATCCATGCCAATGGTATTGGATATTTTGAAGGCAACGTCATTAAGTATGTCAGTCGTTGGCGCAACAAGAATGGTATTGCAGACTTAGAAAAAGCTAAGCACTACCTTGAGTTGTTGATTGAACTAGAGGAAGGAAAGTAATGGCTAAGCTTATCATCACTATGGAGTTTCATGTAGATGTAGAAGAACTTGGTGCTGCTTATAGCAACGAAGACTATCTAACTGAAGAACTGAAAGAGCAATTATCATATGCGTTGTATCGCTTTGACGCTCAGGACTTGGTGTTTAATCGTATTGATATTGAAGGAATGTAATGGACAGTATTGTTATTCGTATTGCAGCTAATGGTTTCATTATCAATCGTAATGATAGTGATTACTCTGACACATACACAGAAGAGTTTATTGCTAATGACATTGACGAAGTTACCTACATCGTTCGTGAAATGCTAATCAATGATTTGCACAGTGTTGATATGTCGAACATCATGACCGACACAATGATTGATGCATAACGCTGGTGAGTGGACAGACGCGAAGTTCCGAAGCTTCATCACTTCGGCGCTTCGTGCTGCATCAAGACGCTGGCCTCCTAAGTACAAGGCTTTGAAGGAAGCCCTTACAGGACGCAAGGTTAATGCTAAGACAGGTAAACTGGCGATGCACTACCAGTGCGTATCCTGTGAAGGCATCTTCATTGCTGCTGATGTACAGGTAGATCATATCCACCCTGTCGTAGATCCTAAGAAGGGCTTCGTTAGTTGGGATGTGTACATCACTAGAATGTTCTGTGAGATTGATGGATTGCAAGTGATGTGTAAACCGTGTCACAAAGAGAAAACAAACCAAGAGAAACTTGAAAGGAAAAAGAAATGAGTTACTTTACCGTACTGTCTTTATTGTTTATTGGACTTAAACTTACCGACTATATTGACTGGAGTTGGTGGTTTGTATTGATGCCTTTGTATATGCCAGTTGTTATTATGTTTCTTATTACAATTACTATTGGAGTTAGAAAGAAATGAAATACAACTCACGAAAGTTTCTTAACAAACAAACCGGCCTTGCTGCCATTCAATCATCAGCAGATATTCAATCATCATGGGCAGATATTACAGTTAATATCAGCGATTGCAACAGGCAGGTTAGTCTGGACTTTTGTTTCAGAAGCGTTAAGGGATACAAAGATCAACGTGCTAAGCTGCAACTACTCATCAATGAACTAGTCTTGCTGCGTGATGCTGTTGATGTTGTGATGAGTGACGCTGACTTTAGACACTCAATGAAATGAATAACAAAAGGATAACTAACAATGAACATTGATGAATACCAATCGTCAGCTATGACGTTTCGTTTGCACACAGCAGACGGCTTGTATGCTTTGCTTAACTTGGTGGCTGAGGCTGGTGAGGTTGCTGGGCTAGCAGCTAAACGACGACGAGACGGTGGTGACATTGCCGAATATCAGAAGGCACTGGCTAAGGAACTTGGTGATGTGTTGTGGATGGTGGCTGCTGTTGCGTCTGACAACAAGATGTCCCTGTCTTCAATCTGTCAAGACAATATTGACAAGCTTGTGTCACGAAAACAACGAGACAAAATTCAAGGCAGTGGTGACAATCGCTGAGGTATAACTGTCATCCGTCTTTTTACAGGGGCTTCGGCCCCTTTGTCACCTACATAGAAACATTATGAATAAATATGAGATTGCTCTTGATCTGTCAAGAGATCAGCTGTTCGATGAACTTGGTCGCCAACGCCTTAAAGAAAGCTACATGTGCGAGACTGAGGTTAGCCCACAGGAGCGCTTTGCCTTTGTGTCCTCAGCATTTGCTAGCGATCAAGCACACGCACAGCGACTGTATGAGTACAGCAGCCAGCATTGGCTTAGCTACTCCACACCCATCCTGTCTTTCGGTAGGTCTAAGCGTGGTATGCCCATCAGCTGCTTTCTTAATTACATTGATGACAGTGCTGAAGGTCTAGTTGATAACCTGTCAGAAACCAATTGGTTGTCTATGCTTGGCGGTGGTGTTGGTATTCACATGGGCATTCGTAATAGCGATGACAAGTCTGCTGGCATCATGCCTCACTTGAAAATCTATGACGCTAGTTCATTGGCCTACCGACAGGGCAGCACACGCCGTGGTAGCTATGCAGCATATCTAAACATTAGCCACCCCGACATCATTGCATTCCTTGAAATGCGTAAGCCTACTGGTGATCAGAACCTACGAGCATTGAACATGCATCATGGTGTTAACTTGACAGACGAGTTCATGGCAATCATTGACAAGTGCATGATTGATCCAGAAGCTGACGATTCGTTTGAGTTGATTAACCCATCTAATCAGGCAGTGGTTGAGGTGGTGTCTGCTAAATACTTGTGGCAAAAGATTCTTGATCTGCGCATGCAGACTGGTGAACCCTACTTGGTGTTTATCGACACAGCAAATGCTGCTGTACCTCAATGGTTGAAGGACAAGGGACTTACTATCAACGGTAGTAATCTATGTACTGAAATCTTCCTGCCAACAAATGAGAAGCGCACAGCAGTGTGTTGCTTGTCTTCGTTGAACCTTGAACACTATGATGATTGGAAACACAATGACCAGTTTATTGATGACGTTATGGAAATGCTGGACAACGTACTCCAGTATTTTATCGACACTGCTCCCGATACTATTTCAAGGGCTAAGCTCAGCGCCAAGATGGAACGCAGTGTTGGACTTGGTGCGTTAGGATTCCATGCTTACTTGCAAAAGAAGCGTATGAGTTTTGATGGTGTCATGGCGAAGAGTGTCAACAATGAAATCTTCAAGTACATAAAGCAACAATGTCTCAAAGCAGACAAGCGATTGGTTGAGCTTCGTGGCCCTTGTATGGATTCAATGTTCTCAGATACACCTCGTCGCTTTAGTCATCACATGGCTATCGCTCCTAACGCCAGCAGCAGCTTGATCATGGGCAACACTAGTCCTTCTATTGAACCATACCGTGCCAATGTATATCGTCAAGATACACTGAGTGGTGCGTTTGTTCACAAGAATAGATTCCTTGTCAAAGAACTTGAAGCTATTGGTATGAATGACGATGACACATGGGCATCAATCATTGGTAATGACGGATCAGTTCAACACCTTGATGTACCACAGATGATTAAGGATGTATTTCAGACAGCAATGGAGATTGATCAACGCTGGATTATTGAACATGCTGCTGACCGTCAGCAATACATTGATCAGGGACAGAGTGTTAATACATTCTTCCCTGCCACTGTGAGCATCAAGTATCTACACTCGATTCACTTCATGGCTTGGAAGAAGGGACTGAAGAGTTTGTACTATCTGCGTAGTGAGAAGGTTAAGAAGGCAGATAAGGTTGGCTCTCAGATTAAACGACAGCGTATTGAAGACGAGATTGATTTGAAACAAATTGCAGATGGTGACAGCTGCTTGGCTTGCGAAGGATAAACTACTATGAACAAACAAAACGACATTACTGAAGAGCGTATTACATTCAAACCATTCAAGTACCCGTGGGCATACGATGCTTGGTTGCAACATGAGCAGAGTCATTGGCTGCACACAGAAGTGCCAATGTCTGAAGACGTTAAAGACTACAAGAAACTAAAGAAGGATGAGCAGGAGTTTCTGACAAAGATCTTGCGCTTCTTTGTACAGGGTGATCTTGATATTGGTAGTGGCTACCATGACCATTACATCCCTGTGTTCAAACAACCGGAAGTGAAGATGATGTTGTCAGGCTTTGCTTCACGAGAAGCTTTGCATGTGGCAGCATATGCCCATCTGATTGAAACGCTGGGACTACCAGAGTCCACATACAACGAGTTCTTAGAACACAAGGAAATGGTTGAGAAGCATGAGTATGTACAGCGTCTTGATGATGCGCCAATGGCAGCAAAGATTGCAACCATCAGTGCATTCGGTGAAGGCATGCAGTTGTTCTCAAGCTTCGTTATGTTGCTGAACTTCGCACGTAATGGTAAGCTGAAAGGGTTGGGCCAGATTATCGCTTGGTCTATTGTTGACGAGACACAACATGCTGAAGGTATGATTAAGGTATATCGTGAATATGTTAAACATCATCGTGAAGAAACTACACCTGAACAGATTAAAGCAATCGCTGAAGAGATGGTGGCTATTGAAGACAATTTCATTGACCTTGCTTTTGGTATGTTGGAAGTTGAGAAGCTTACCAAAGAAGAAGTGAAGCAGTACATCCGATACATTGCAGATCGTCGCCTAATCTCTATGGGCATGAAAGGTGTGTACAAGATTAAGAAGAACCCTCTGCCTTGGGTTGACGGCATGCTTGGTACATCACACACAAACTTCTTTGAACAGCGTGTCACAGACTACAGCAAGGGTGCTACCACTGGTACATGGGATGATGTGTGGGGTAAGGCAGCATGACGAACGACGAACGACTCAAGGAATGCGTAAAGGACTTCTTTGAAAACTACTTAGACGTTCAAGAGGAAAGTGATAGTGGTAGGATGTTTCATCCAATATCGATTAGTTGTTGCAGAGCTATGAAGACTGCACCACTAAACGACCTGTTGAAAGAAATGAAAACACTGTCAAATCTCTGACACACAAAGCCCCTATAATGGGGGCTTCATTAACTCTTAGGAAATACATTGGCAACGAAACGTAGACAACCGATTGCACACATTGAACAACCCCTTGATGTGGCAAAGCCAGACAAGAAGACAAACAGCCTACGCATTAGGCTTGATGACTTAACAACCATTCAACCTAAGACAGCAAAGCAGCGTGAGTTCTTTGACGCATACAAAGCTGGTGACTACTTCATGTGCTTGCATGGTGTAGCTGGTACAGGCAAGAGCTACATTGCTTTGTATAAAGCTTTGGAAGAAGTGATGGACAAGAGCAACCCATACACAAAGGTTGTTGTTGTACGTAGCGCTGTACAGAGCCGTGAAATGGGACACTTACCCGGTAGTGCTGACGAGAAGATGGAGACATACATCCAGCCATATCGCCAGATTACATCAGACTTGTTCAATCGCAAGGATGCATGGGACAGACTGGTTGAGCAGGGATATGCTGAGTTCATTTCAACATCGTTCATTCGTGGAACAACCTTCACCAATTCAATCTTGTTAGTTGACGAGTTTCAGAACATGAACTTTGAAGAGCTTGACACCATCATCACCCGCGTGGGACACACCAGCAAGATCATCTTCTGTGGTGACGTTCGACAGCTTGACTTGCGTAAGAAGGATGACAAGACAGGCTTGCCTAAGTTTCTTTCCATTGTCTCTCGCATGAAAGAGTTCAGCCGATTTGAATTCTCAATGGAAGATATTGTACGAAGCAGCTTGGTGAAGAACTATATCATTGCCAAGACGACACACGACGACGAAGGAACATCATGATCATTGCTCAACTTAGACAAGGCTTAGGCTTTGATATTGAATTCAACGAAGACATCTGCCACATTGTTGACACCGGAGAAAAGCATTGCTTGTATGGTTTCACAGGGGTAATAGTCTTGCTCCCATTCATTAAGATATACATTGGTGACATGGACGAAATATGTGACTTGGAGGACATTACAAATGATTGAAGTTGCTATCAGCGCTAACATGCTTGTCGAAGCAAGAGACAAAGCAGCAGAGATGGGTAGGTTGCGCAACAGCATTATCAATGGGGCTGGCAACATCGCTGGATTCATTGGTGAAGCAATTGCACAGCAGGTGTTAGGTGGTGAGCTTATCAATACCTACGACTACGATCTTGTACTACCATCAGGCAAGACCATTGATGTGAAGACAAAGCAGACTAGTGTTAAGCCATTGGAAATGTATGAGTGTTCTATTGCTGGCCTCAATACTAAACAAGAGTGTGACTACTATGCTTTTGTTCGTGTCAAGAATGACTTCACAGTGGGCTGGTATCTTGGTGTGTACGATAAGAAACAGTACATGCTAGATTCAGTCTTCATGAAGAAAGGTACAGTTGACACCAGCAATGGCTACACCGTAAAATCCGATTGTTACAATCTTAAAATCTCTCAACTAAAGGACACCCTGTGAATCAACCAAACGAACCAACAAAGAAGACAGCCGTAGACATCACTAGCATGTCAGCAAAGATTAAGCAGGTTGTGTACACAACAGTGCCAGATAGCACACTAACTCTGTGTTTGTTGTACATGAAGAACGGGTATGTTGTCACTGGTCAAAGCGCTTGTGTAGATGCTAGCAAGTTCAATGCTGCAACTGGTGAGAAGTATGCGTATGAAGACGCCCTCAATAAGCTGTGGCCGCTTGAGGGATATTTGATGGCTGAGAAACTTATGGAGAACAAAGATGCAAGTTAAACAAGAACGCTTTCCACCTCTGCGTATTCAAGCAGATCAGGGCTATCATGCTTTCTACAAAGGATGGTTGTCCAATCATTACAACCCTGACAGCATGGCTGGTAAAGAATGGCAGAAGGGTTTCGACTACGCCTACTTTGAAAACAT